TTTGAAAAGCTCGAATAAACGCTCTTTCAGCTATAACTTCTAATTTCATTTATTAGCCTTTTTAACGTCTTTAACAACTTCTTCAATTATTTCTACAACTTCTTCAACTTGTTTTTCAAAATGCTCTGGAAATGTGCTAACTAGGTATTCAGCGTAATCATCAGTTACGTCTACAGGTGTACCAGTAATGAACACATAGTCTCCAGATGTGAACTTTCCTTCTTTAACATACGTTAAAATCATGTGTGTCCTTAGTTTAAAATAATATAACAGCTAGGACGAGCCTAGCTGTGGTTAATTATAGAGCGATATTTATTCCGTAACTTACAGGGACCGCTGCATCGAACAGTTTTTTGAAGTCAAGGTAACGAGAAGCTACAATGATATCAGTACCGTTGATGATGTTTCTGTCAAGTTCTACCTCAGCAGCTCCACCACCTCTTGTAGCAGTTGCAAACCATCTTTTGTTAACAAGAAGAGCACCAGTTAATGCACCACCTTCTTTACCAGTTGCAAGAAGTGTAGAAGTTAATGCTTCAGATACGATAACAGGAATACCATCTAATGATGCGATTTGACCGTTAAGGATTGTTGCTCTTGTACCAATCTTATCCATAGTAAGTACTTCAGGAATGTTTAACATTCTGTACATAATTGTTGGAGATACGATTAACGCAAGGTCAGAAACGTTTACACCGTAAACACCCATTGATTTTCTCATTGCTCTGAATTTAGCAAGAAGTGTTGAATCAGCACCAGCTCCAAAATCAGTTGTATTTGACATACCAGCTTTTCTCAAACCGTCAAACGCAGCTTTAACATCAGTTGCAGTTATTTCACCATTGATACTACCACCAGCAACAGTTATGTCAGTATTACCATTAACGATTGTATTTTCAGATGCTTGTGCCAAAGTTGAAATCATGTCAGCTCTAACAACATCCATAATAGCAGTTATGATTGACTCATTTGCAGTTTCATCAGCGATTGTAACAAGAGTTTTCAATTTCTTAGCTGTAAAACTAATTTTACCAGCAGTCATTGCAGACTCAATAGCATTTGTTGCAGGTTGTGTTAAGTATGCTACAGTATTGCTAGTTTTAGCAGGAACTTGTAGTGCTTGTACGCCAGCAGGGATTTGAAATGTACTGAATAGAGCTTCAACTTTAAGGTCAAGTCTCAATGCTTCCATTAAGCCAGAAGAGAAACTATTTTGAATCCAGTTTGCAACATCAGCAGGTTTGATTGACTTTTCTACCATACTAGCTAGGTCTTTGTACTCAGCGAAATCTTTCATTGATTTACCGCTTAGTTGTGCTTTCAAAGAAAGGTCAGAAGCTTTAGCTTTAAGTGCTTTTGTATCGATTTGAGCATCTTCAAAAGTTGTCTTTCTAGTTTCTTTTAAATTAGCTGCAAGTTCTTCAGCGAATGCTTTAGACTCAGCAACAGCGTCTGCTCTAACTTTTCCAAGTTCTACTTTCATTTCTGCTAATTCAGATTGAAGCGTTTTGATAATTTCTAATGACATATTTTCACCTTTTGTAAAATTTAAATTGTGTAAGGACTTCTTAAGAAGCCAACGCCTGATTGACAGTTGCGTTCAACGAACCGTTCAACGTCTCCTGAAATGACAGCACTGCGTCAAGATTGTTTACATCCTGTGCTGCTGATAATAAGTACTGTGTTGCTAAGTCAAAATTTATTTCTGCAACTTGTGGTTGTGTTTGTTCACTAGGAGTTAGTTTTTGCTCCAATTGTGACAACCTTTCTAATACTACGTTTAACGCATCCGACGGCTCTGTTTCAACAGGTGGTACAGGGTCTGTAACCTCTTTTACAACAGGTGCAACATCTTCAACTTTGTCTTCAAACTGTTTAACAGCTATGAAGGACTTACCGTCTGCTGACTTTTGAACATCAAAAGTAGAAAGGTAGTTAGCTGGTACAGATACAACAGATAACTCCAACAAAGTTGATTCAGTTATCAAATACGTGTCATTGAATTCGTCATACTGATATTTGTCAGGTATGAAGCCAATAGAAAACGTTTTCACAACACCAAGCTCTACCGCTTTAAATAGTGTTGGGTTCAATGCTTCGTAAATCTCTGCAACAACGTGAATACCATCTTCTTTTATAGCTAGGTCTTTCACTGTTCCAAAAGGTTTACCTTTATCGTGTCCACCAAGAACAATAGGATTCTTCATAAAAGCATTCAGGTTTATACCAAATGGGTTTACGCTTTCGTAATCGTGGTCTCTAAATACATTACCGCTTGCGTCTTTGAACGCATTGGCGACACCTACGACACGTAGTGTTCCGGCGGGTGTTTCAAAAGCTTTACAAACACCGAATTGACACTCGGTACCAAAGTTAGCTAGTTTTTTCTTCACTTTTTACCACCTTTACCTGGTTTTTTCTTAGGTTTACAAGGCATAATATACCTCCTTATAGTTTAGTTCGTTACACCGTTGGGTGTTCCACCTGCTGGGTCAGTAGAACCTACTGGAGATGGTTGCTGGTTTGTTGGGCTTAATTGCTGTCCTGGTACCCAGTCTTCCAACGTAATAGGCATATTACCTAGAATATGTGATGGTAACCAGTGTTTAATACTGTTAGCGTTATTCAAAGCTGTTTTTCCAACCATTTCTCTACCTTCGTCAACACTTATTAAACCCGTGCTAAACAATATCTTAGCAGCGTCTGCCTTTATGTTCATAGCATCATCAAGTTCTGGTACACGTGTTGTATCTAAAGTGACACGAAGTAGTGGCTTCTTAAATTGCACTTGTAGAAATAACTGTATTGCATCTGCAATTTTGTACAGGATAGGTCTAACAGCTGTGTTAAAGTCGTGTTTGAGTAGGTCTTTAATACCTGCTGAAGATGAAACTATACCACCTACAACATCTTTATGCAGTTTAAACGCTCTAAAAACCCTATCTTCAGATATGTTTAACGAATCTAGCAACATAGCGTCACGTGGTGACATCTTAATTTGCTTGTATGTTAAACCACCTTGAGCGATAAGTACAGAGTGTCTACCTTTTCCAAGACCGAAGTTATCAGCAAACTGTGAACGTATGCTTCTGATATTTTCATCAGAAACAAAGTCTTGTGTTTCAAGTATGCCTTGCCCAACTGACGAATTGTTGTAGAAGTCTTTCAAATCTTGCATCGAGTAACCTTCTAAAAGTAACTCATCAGCTAATGTTCTAACTACAGACGAACCGTAGTAAACGTTCTCAACTATGTTCTGTTTAACGTGGACCATTTCAGCCACGGTGTAATCAATTTTTGAGTCATACTGGTAACCAGCGATAAAGTTAGTTGTATCCGGTACTACTGTCATTTTACTAGGTTGCATAAACCAAGTCTCGTAATTACCACCAACTTTTTCAAAAGTTAAAAACGTGTTTCCAGTTAAGAGTAAGCTGTCTGTAGCTAACTTCAACATATCTCCCCACGTTGTAAACGGGTTTGGTGCAGTGTCGAAGTAAGCTTGAAGCTTCTTGTCTTTAACTGGTGCTTCTTTTCCGCTAGCGTCTAGTTCAACTATTTTGAAGCGACATTGTGAAGCGTATGTTGATATAAAGTCTACGGCTGAGCTGACAACTGCTGACGTTCTAGGTACAGTTTCGTCCGCGGATGTTGCAATTTTACCTCCGCCTGAGACGTAGTTACGCGATATCTCGCTGGATGCTCGTGTTGCCTTTGTGGCAAACAGGCTTAAAAACATTTTGTCTCCTTGGTAGCAGAGCTACGATTATTGTTAACAGCCAGTGTATGTTTTAGCCCTAACTAAAACATCTTACTACTATATCGGATTTCGATAAAAAACTTTTGTCCGTTCAGGTTTTATGGTACTAAAAGCTTAATTAAACAACTTACGTGAGTATAGCATAAGTATGCTTAAAACTTGCTTAAGCAGTATGGTACAAATTCTTACCTGTTATTTCACAAAATTCTGACTTTTTGGAATATATATCTTTAGATATATATATTTTTTTAAGTTGACAATTGTTATAACATAGCGTAGCTATGTTTATAATCTATTATGATTCATATTACCACGCGCAGGCATGCGTACATGTACATGCATGCATGATACATATAACACAAAAAGCTGAGCGGACAAAAGTTTTTTATCGAAATCCGATATAGTATTTGAAGAAAGTGTTCAACACATCTTCAACATATGCTTAAGCTGGTTTTAAGCATAGTTACGCTATACTTACATCTGTTACAACGAAGCCCTAACTAGTTGTAATAGTCGTAATTATAGCGTAGCATCAACATAAAGGACAAGCATGGGTTCGATTGAATACTACGCTAATTTAGACACACAGCCATTTGTTATAACACTGCCTGAAGATATTGATGAAATATTGGCAGACACGTTGTTTAACTATTTTGAAGCTGTTACAAAAAGTAGGTCGCTAGATGAGTGATATGATTCCAACAATTATAGCTGAGCCGCAAGAAGTAGAAGTTTTTAAAGATAAATTTCCAGTACGCTTAACACTTGTTGAACGCACTGTTTTAGAACAGTACGCACTAGGTGTTAGTGAGAGAAACATAGCCTTAGAGCTAGGTATGGCAGTTAGCCAAGTAAAGAAAATAGTATTAAACCCTGATAATTCAAAGTACATAAGCGACCTGGTACTGTCGTTTGACGCTTTGCACAAATCTAGGTCAGTAGCTGTTTTATCAAAAATAATAGACGCTAAATTGAATGTCGATGCTGAATCGTACGCAGATTTAACCAAGAAAGATGTTGTTGACCTTATTGTTACTAGGGACAACCTCCTTAAAGAACGTGAGAAGGCTTCGCTAGGTACAAACGACAACAGTACGTACATCACGTTATTACAACAATTAGTAGGAAACAATGGACAGTAGGTTTTTAAACAAAGATATTCAACTTTATCAACAAGTTGAACCACAAATAAAAGCACGTGACGTAATGGCGTTACTTGGTTTATATCCACATAAGAAACAAAGCGAGGTTTTAGACGCTTATGACTCTAAAAATGTTGACAGTTTTTGTATTACGTTCTCAAGGCGTACTGGAAAGTCTGTTTTGGCTTCCGTACTGGCTGTAACAGAGCTTTTGGTGCCTAACGCTAGCGTTTGTCTAGTTTGCCCGACGTATCAAAACGCTAAAATCATCTTTCAAGAGGTTGTTAAGCATATTGTAAAGTTAAGTTTAACATTTGGTGCGATTAATAACAAC